TACCATATCTCTTTATGTTGTCCTCATATACAAGTTGTATTGTCTTAATATTTAATTCCCCACCATTTTTACTTAAAGTCCTTCTTTTCTGACTTCTTAATTTTTTATATTCTGTTGTATATGATAATCCGTGATTATATTTTTGGCTTATTCCTTTTTTGTGATACCATTCTTTATTTTTATTATTTATATACTCTCTGTTTTTACAGCGATATTCTCTACGCTTCTTATTTATACTCTCTTTATTTTCTTGGCGGTATTTTTTATCGTACTCCTTAATATATTCACTATTTGAGCTTTTGTATTTTTTGTTATATACACTTATACCTTCTTTGTTTTTCTGACGGTATTCCTTCTTATATTTATTTAAAGACTCACTATTTTCTTGATTGTATTCTCTATGGCGCTCATTTATGCGCTCTTTATTCCTTTGATGATATTCTTTATTGTATGCTCTTTGACATTCTACTTTAAGCATTCATCCTCCAAAACCCTTTTTACGCCTTCGCTCTTCTATAAAAGCTTTTTGTTTAGCATGAGTATCTTTTGTGTTAATCGCTTTATAGGGATATTGATTGCGAACATAACTCGCAATTGCCCTGCAAATAACTAACCCATCCTGATAACCGTCTTGAGATTCAATTTTCGTTACCTTGCCAACCTTATCTTTCTTTATAATGAATGTCCTCATCTGGGATATAATCTTCTCTGAATTGATATCTGTTGTATTGTTCTTTACCTCTTCTGCTAACTGTGCCAGCATTGATGGCCTTGTTACTGATGTAGTGTTGAAGCCTAGTTCCTCTGTCTTTACATCAATACCGTCTTTGTTGATCACCTTGCGGTAGATATTACCATATTTAGAGTGTATTAGCTGATTGACCTGATAGCCATAACCCTTGCTTTCCTGAGCTATAAGACCTAGATTGAAATAGTTGCCTAGCGCTATCTCTAGCTGTGCAAGCTCTTCAGGTGTTATCTGGCCTGCTACGATCGCTGCTGTGGTGTTGAGCCGTTTATTAAGCACCAGTATTGAGGCCTCGTCTGCCCCTACAGCCTCTGAAGCGTCACCAGTGACTAGATACTCCTCGCCTGCCTGCGGGCGCTCAAATAGCTCTATTCTGCCATGTTTGATGTCTCTCCATTCCCACTTAAGGTTCTGAAAGAATATCTCGCCTATGGCTATTGGTCTCTTGGTCATCTGCTTCTCTAGGCCCTTGCGATCAAAGAACAGTTCACCACTAGAGGAAAAAGCGAGTTCCCACGTGGCAGGATATTCCCTATTAAAAACGCTCAAATCTCCTTGGCACTTGTTTACAATAGCATATCTACGCCAGTTTATCTGTTCATCAGTTAGTTTATGTTCTTCTTGTAGGTCTTTTTCCTCTTGTTCAAATAACTGAATTGATGTATCAGCATCAAATAGTATGCCATCTAAGGGGTACATGATGCCTGATTCTACCTTTAGGCTGTACTCATCCATCTCAAACCATGGGAAAAACAGCGGTATCCAATCTGTCTTACCCTCTACTGCTCTTAGCCATTCCTTATAAAAGTCGCCCATACCATTAGCTGTGGTCTCCCCTATAACCATAGTGTTAGGTAGATCAGGGACAGTTTGGTTCAAATCCCCCATTATTGTCTTGAAATCCCTGAAATATGCTATTTCGCTCAAATGACATAATTGAAAGGTTCTTGACTTAGCTGCTTCTGTATTTTCCGCAGAAGCTATAAGTATTTGTGAGTGTATACCATCAAATTCTAGTTTTTTTTCATTGGACTTCTTTAACGCTGGTGGAATATGTGGATCAGTCTCTTCTAGTTTCTCCTGGTACAGCTTTGACATTTCAAATAAATTGCTAGCATGATCCTTTTCATCTGCTAGAATAAGCGAGTTGGTATTTTCTCGCTGTGAAGTTAGAGCATAGATGATAGACTCTATCAGGGTAGAATTATGCGAAACAAAACCCTCTGCTATATATGTCTTATGTGATGTTTGCAAGTCTATCATTCTTTGTCGTCCTATAGATTCAATCTTAACAATTTTAAACCACGCTTGTCCACCTCTGCCCCTACAAGGAAGTGCTTTGTTTGCCCACCATAATTTATTTATGAGCCTTGTTGGACGAGTTAGCCCTACCATTCTAAATAACTCATCTATTCTGCTTACTGTTAATCTGACTACTGGATTGCCACTAAACTTCCCACCTTCCTTAGCGGACCTTACATCTAAATATTCCTGATACTTATAATCATTATCAATCAAATAATCTCTCATTCTATCGCAAACAGGCCCTGGTCTTTGAGTAAGTTTTAAATCATAACCACTTCTCTTTGTTCTTCTTATTGAGCCTTCACCATCTATCATACCGCCAAACCAGCCATCCTCATAATTAGACTTACCCCAAACACGGGTAATATTACGAATATTAAGCCCCTCACGCATATCATTAACTTTTGTCCACTTAGTTCTTGAATGAGAATCTTTCTTTGTTAAAAAACGATGATTTGCAGTAGCAATAAGAGTTCTACCATCTTCTAATGTTATTTGAAATGCTTCATCAATAATCTCTTTTTTTGCTTGCACTGTACCATTTCTTAATCTTCTGGTAACTGTCTTTGCGTCTTCATCTGTACAAACCACATTATCATCTACCTCTAAGTCATCAATACGAACCCATTTTAAATCCGAAGTTAATACTTTAGTATTTGGATCTAAACACATTCCGCCCTGTCTATATTTCAATAACCATAGTCTAATAGGCTTGTTGAGTTTACGAAGTTCTACAATTTTATTGAATAATTTCTTCTGGGTAGTGTTAAGTTCAAGGCGCACCATCTCACCTGCTTTGGTCTTGATATGGAGCATACTGCTCTCTACCAGCTTCAGAGGATTATGCTGAATAGTTATGCGCTCTGTATCAAGTAGCTCTTTGTCTGTTAACTCTTCAAGACAAGAGGCTTTTGATTCTGTTAATGTGGGCATCTCTTTCCTTTGCGCTTAGTTTGATTTCGCCTGAGTGTTCTATCTTTTTGATGAGTCTGCCTGTTACCTCGTAGGCTAGCTTTAGTGCTGCTATCTGTACTGTGTTATCTGGTGATTTGTATTTTACATCACCTATTGAAAACTCTCTTTGTGCATTTAATAATTGAATATGCTTTTTTAATAGCACATCTTCTGTAAGGCCATTGTCTTTATATAATTTATCTATAGCTTCTTGAATAGCAGGTTTTTGTAGGTTCTCTATAGCAACAACGTGTAGGGTATTGTTGTTACCTTTGTAGCCTGCGAGTTTTGCGGCTTGTGTGCCGTTACCGTTTTGTTCAAAGTAATGTTTTATGAATAGGGTTTGTTTCAAGGTGAGTTTTTTCTTTTTCTCCGTCGACATAACACTCCTTTGTTAAATAAAAAGATGAGTAGACAGCATATATGCCTACTCATCTATAATTTGGAGAGCTACTCCTTTATCCTTTAATACTATAACTATAACATTTTTAAACTATGATGTCAAGAGCTCACGTCCCTCTTTTAAAATTTAACGACATTGACCTTCTTCCCTTTTAGCACGTGTAATCTGTTGATACTTCTTTCTAATCCTCATAAACTCTGATGTTAGGATACATACCTCGTATCGTTCTGCATCAAACTTCCTCCAGCACCAGTCTGTGTCTTTCCTGCCCAATGTCTTAGTTGCAAAGAGTAGTTCTTCCTTTGTGCCAGGTATTGTTATTGATGTCCATTCTTGCATTAGTTATCCTCCTTCATAGTTTCTATTCCAGCTATATATCCAATAACCATGGTTATAATAAACATCATTATTGTTGTAATAATAGTAAACCAACTAAATTCTTCCACAACAACTGGCTTGATATCTTTGCTAGCAAAACCAATACCTATCAAAAAACTTATCCACCCTACTGCCCATAATCTATTTTTTATCTTCATATACTCACACCTCGCTTTCAGCTTAAATTACCACATTTATATTGCATACTATAATTATCGCGCTTGACCTCATTAAAAAACTTATTCAATATTTGTACTGGAAAGTCAGCATCTTCCATAAATTCCTTTGTAAATATTATCTTTTTATTCCCAACAGCAATCTTCTTCATTCTGCGCAACATTAGAATAAAATCAACATCTCTTCTCTCTGCTTCAGTTAACAACATATTCAATCGTTTTCTTCTTTTCATATACTTATCCCTCGCTTTCCTACTTTTTAATTTACAGGCAAAGTAAATTTTATATAATTTCCGCACTTACATTGCACATAAACACTTATATGATATTCTGGCCACTCATCTTTTTGAGTATATAATATATGTATTTTGCCACATTTACTGCATTTTCTTTTATATTTGGTACTATCATACTCAGATAACTTTTTCATATGCTTATGCCTCGCTTTCCTACCTGTGCTTGCTTGGTTATATGCCACTTTAGGCAACAATCGCATTTATACACATGAGGAGTATGAACCATGATAGAGCGTTTCCTGATTCGCTTGATATCGTTCAAGGCTGACTTTTTTGAGCCGTATCTCTTCTTGCGCTCACACCTACCCCAATCTGACTTGTATGCCATGCTACTCCTTATTTGCGCGGGGAGCTAGGATTCTATACCTAGATTAAGGTCTCAACCCTTTGTGTTATAGATGTTCTCACTACTCCCCGCAAATCATATGTCAATTATTCCTCTATGCTTTTGTCTATCTCTTTCAACTTTACTTTGACTTCTTCAGCTAGCTTCTCTGTTGCGATCTTGTCTGCTTCTATTTGTGTCTCTGCTTTGAGCCTAGCTGCCTCTTCAGCTATAACCTCTTGCCTTTCCCTGAATGCGCCTTCTAATCTTAGTATCTCATTGCTGATTAAGATACGTTGCTGAGCTAGTTCTGATACACGCTCTTGGATATCTTCCAAGCGATCTGCCTGTGCTGGCATTGCGAATGTTGCTAGTAATGCTATTGCTATCAATATTGACCATAATCTCATTTCTTTACTCCTTTCCTTTTTTTATTTTTTCGTTTTAGTTCATTTACCCTTATTAACATAGCATTTTGAGTAGCCATTTCTTTTATTTTTTCCTCTAATTTATTTATCTTATCCCTTAAAATAGCAGGCTCATTCTTTGTTACACTATCTACAAATACCACTTGCTTAACATCCTCTAATGAATTAAACACTCTTGGTTTAGTCTTGAAATACCAATTACACCATACGTTAGTTACATCTAATCCAACCCAGTGCCAAAAAAATCTCCTTTCCAATGTAAAGCCACCGTAAGTAATTTTTACTCTATACATATCTATCTCCCTTCCTTTGGTTTATTTGTATCTGTTTAATATCTTTATCAGCGTTCTCTTCTGGGTTGCCGTTACGATCCCTCTTGGGTCTGATGCCCCTGCCTCGGCTACACAGCCTAGATATAGCATGCGTGCTTCCTTTGCCCCTAGCTTCGATCGTAGCTTTCTGACTAAGGTGAATATCTTATACTCTAGCCTGCATACGATAAGAAATTCCCATAGCCCTATTGTCTTACCCATCTGGTGTAGGCAGAATACACATCTGTTACCATATAGCAAATTTTCAATTATGCTTAGTTCTGTTGCGCATAGGTTGCACTTCGCTGCTCGTTCTTCTACATCTCTCATCTCTAGCATGGAATCCCCTTTCTATTACCTTCTTTATTCTGTCTAGTTTCTGTTGTGGTGTGCGTCTGGTGGTTAGCCTTCTCATAAATAGTTCCCATAATAAACCACCAAATACCATACATAGAAAATATTTCATCACTTCTCCTCACTCTGAGCGTCTAGTTGATATTTAGTAAATAATATCTCAAGTCCTTTTTTGCCTATTTTACCTCTGGCATAATCTATCATATCAACATAGCCCCCAGCATCATTTTGTCTTATTTCATAAATATCTATCCCTTTAGATATAAGACAAGCATCTACCTTTTGCTGTGCCATCATTGACTTGTGAGTCATATCGTGGCATCTACATATTTTTTCATACATTGCCTTTGATAATATCATTACTCCCTCTCCTGTTCAGCTATATGGGTTACTATTGCTTCGGCTGCTTTTTTAATACTAACAGCTCTCATTCCATAAGGTCGGCTTTCTTGTTCAAATGTAGTCCATATCTCATTATGCAGTATCTCCTCTATCCTAGACTTAGAGAGGGGCTTAGGCTTCACTTCGCTTGCCTTTAAAGCGTTTGGTTGGGCTTGTTTAGCTTTGGTTAGAGCTTTAGCCAATTTTGTTCTCCAACCTGACGGGAAATTAGTTATTTGTCCATAATCAGATACATCAAGTATTATCCTTTTTATTTCTTCTTCCGTTAAATCCTGTTTAAATATCTTATTATGTAACTGCTCTCTTAAGTCATCTATCTCCTGCTGTAAGGCTATACAATAGCTACATTCTGTATCTTCGCAAGGCTTTGGTCGGGCTTTTAAACTTCGTTCTACTTTTATATCAAACTTATACTGTTCTAATAGTTTGAGTAAATTACCCACAAACTTCTTTACCCCAGTAGGAGTCGCTACCTCATCTTCTGTATAGTAGGCAAGTTCGTATACCCAGTCATTTAATCTCTTGCGTAGTTCTTTATTCTCTTTTAACGCCTTACTTACAATTGGTTGGCAGAGGTCGTAAGCCTTTTTAATAGACGAACCTATTCTACAAGCATAGCATTGACCAGTAGCCTCATCTTCTAACATTTCACAGGGTTGCAATAAGCATACCTCTTTTGAGAGTTCTAACTGATTCTTCTCAGGCAACATATCCCCAGTAGATTCTATTTGTATTGACTTCTCTTTTTTCATTTTAGCTCCTTGAAATGTTTTTCCCATTCATCAAATCCAACCTTAGAGCATTTTTTAAACACTCTCATGGCTGAAGTTTTATGTTTATTTTTAATGGTATCCCAACATAGTTTATGAATAATTATTTGTGCTATGGAAGCCCACTCTGCTTGAGTAAAAGTTTTAACAGGTTGTCTACGGATAACCTCTTGAAAGAAGTCGTGAGAGGATAGGTAATTTTTAGCACTCCTAAGGTAAGCACCCCCAAGGTCAGCACTCCTAAGGTCAGCACCCCCAAGGTTAGCACCCCCAAGGTCAACACTCCTAAGGTAAGCACCCCCAAGGTCAGCACTCCTAAGGTCAGCATCCCCAAGGTTAGCACCCCCAAGGTTAGCACCCCTATTTTTTTCCAAACAATCTTTAATGCTTTCATATTTACCACATAATAAAACCTTGCTACTATCCCAACGACTTACTATTTTTATTTCTTTCATATCTCCCCCTCTACCTTCCTTCTAATCTCTGCTTTAAATGTTTTTAAGTGCCAATGTAAAAACTTGTGGCAACTACGACAAAGCCATATAACTTCTAAGGGTTTTGAATAGTCTGGGTGATGACCTTGTAAGTATTTCTTCTGGTTACAACAGTTGCAATAGATTGATTTCTTTATCTTGCCTGATTCTACTGCCCATTGAACCTTATTCATAATAGCCTGTTTACCTTTATCCACCTTAGAGGGGTTCTTTTTCTGCCACTCTTTAGTATATTTGTATCTTTTTTCTTTATTATCTTTTGTGTGTTGTTTTGCGAACTCTCTCATACTAAGAGGATTTCTGTCTCTCCACTTATTACAAGAATCTCTACGTTTTTGCTTATCTTCTTCTAAAACGGGCTTGTTGTTTTGAAAATATATCTTTTGATAGTCTTTTATTTTTTGCTTATTCTTTGCTCGCCACATTTTTCCATATTCTTTACTATCCATAACTTATCTCCAATAAAAAAGGCAACTTTCAGCGGTCATAGAGAAAGAAGTAAATCTTTCAACGCTTACGGTTGCCTTTGTTTTATACATTAAAAAAACTCCTTCCCCTATGACTAGTTATATAGTATCACTTAT